GTCCCAAAGAGCATAGGGGGTTCCGGTCATTGTTCAGATCCTTTCTTAGATCGCAGCGGTCGAGCGACGGCTGACGAAGCGGAGACGCGAATTGGTGGCGTTGTAAGCCTGCTTCTTCGCAGCGGTGTCGAACGACGAATCCCACACCAGCGGCGAGTCGGCGTCAGTGTTGAACGAACCTTCGAGAAACACTTCACCGAAGATGGTGGTGTTGCTCGCACCCGAAGTGGCGGGCTGAGCCAGCACACCGATGGGCTTGATCGCGCTCGCTTCAGTCGCGTTCCAAGTCGCAGCGACCAGCTTGCCACTCGACAGGCCGACCACGGTGAACTGGGCGAGAGTGAGCGAGTCACCGAGCAGCACGCGAACCGGCTGCTGAACGGCAGGTTCGTTCTGTGCCAGCAGGAACTGGTTCGTGTAGGTGGCGATGGTTTCGAACGCAGGCGTGCCGTTAGTGGCCGACGAAGCGTTCTGGTAGTTGGGGAGAGTGGACATGGGTTCGATCCTTTCCGATTACTTCGCCTTCTTGGCGATGCCGAACTGCTGAGCCAGCGCCAGAATCGCTTCAGGGCTGTTCTCATCCGACGCATCCGCATCCGAACCATCGGCACTGAGGTTCGGCGCATCTTGCGACATGGCCGAGTCAAAACCCGAGCCAGCCTGCTCAGCAGTTTCCTTCGGCGCAGGCGCTTCGGCCTTGGGGGACACGGCCAGAGCCGCGACGGCGTCTTCAGCGTTCATCGAAGTCTTGAACGCGAAGTGGTTTGCCAGTTCCTCGCGACCCTTGGCTTCTTCGCTACCGAGGATCGCACCAATGCGAGCAGTGGCAGCAGCGGCACCTTCGGCAATGCCTTCCGCCTTCGCGGCAGTCACAGCCTGTTCGTGGACGGCCTGTTCAACGACCGCCGTATTGTCCTTCTGATTGGACATTGCTTGTTCTCCTTCAGTGGGAGTGGACAGATCGACGCAGAATTGCGCCACGGCGTCGTCGAGCGGGCCAATGGAATCAGCCAACCCAATCGACACAGCTTGCGTTGCAGTGTAGGTCAGGGCTTCCGTACCTCGGACAGCCTTTTCCTCCATGCCACGGTTCCGCGCCACATTGGACACGAAAACATCATACAACTCGTCAATGCGAGCCTGAATTCGGTTCTTCGCGTCGTCGCTCAGAGGTTCTTCGGGATTGCCGTCAACCTTGTGCTTACCTGCGAAGATAAAAGTGTACTTGAGGCCCATTTCCTCGTTCCACTTCGACCAGTCTACGTGCATCGTTACAACACCGATGCTACCGACGCCGCCCGTCTTGCTGACCACGATGCTGTCTGCCACGGAGGCAATCGCGTAAGCCGCCGAATAGGCAGACTCATGCGCGAAAGCACGGATCGGCTTTTCACCGCGACGAGCGTAAATCTTATCGACTGCTTCGAAGCAGCCAGCGACCATACCACCGGGGCTGTTGCACAGGAGCGCGATGCCGCGCACGTTCGGATCACCCATGCCACGTTCGATGGCCTTCTGGATGTAATGATAGCCAGTCGCGTAGTTACCCCACGCATACGGAAAACTGTTGAGCAGCACACCGCGCACCGGAACAAAAAGAACGCCGTCAGGGCTGACCTGATACGGTTTTAGCCGTTCGTCCCATTCGTCCTTGTAGTTCCAATAGTCGTCGTCATCCGAAGCAGCCGCCATTGGCACGTTGCTCATTGCGGTTTCGATGCGCGGCCAATCTTCGTGTTCGGCGGCACTGGCAATCAGTGCCTCGAACTGCGACTTGGACTCTTCAGACACAAGAACGGGCTGACCGGCAAAAAGCGCCGCCAGAGTGCTGAGCGCGGGCTTCTTCTTATTCGCCATTGTTCGCATCCTGTGTCGTGTTGTCAGTCATCGTATTCGGCTCTGCAAGAAGTGACGGGTCAGTACCACCAAAGACAAGACCCATCGCATCGCGCATTTCTTTTTCACGCCGAAGTTGGCGATACACTTTTCGCCAGTCCTTGCCAAGACGTGCAAGTTCATCTTCCGCAGTAGAGAGACCCTTCTCAATCCGAAGAACCGCAGCCTGCGTTTCCTTATACTCGTCGATCTGGCCGCGCGATGCGCCAATCCAGTCGCACTTAGCCAGCGCATCAAAGCGAAGGTTGAGGCGGCGATTAGTGTAAAACACAGACGCCTGACTCGCAGGCATGGCGGCGATTTCGTTGTTGTTTATGGCCTCTTCCAGCCACAGACGGAAAGCAATGGTCGCGTACTTGTCGGCCACCAACTTCTTGCGCGCCTGCATGAACTTCCACGTCTCGGCCATAGCCGCGCGAGCCGAAGCGTAATTCGTGTTGGTGTAGTCGCGGCTCAACTGCTCGTAACTGACACCCATCGACGCCGCGATGTAGCGCAGCAGCGACTGTTCGAATTCCTGACCGAGCGGCCCACCCTTACCGGGCGACAGCAGATCCAGCTTTGTACCGGGGTAAAGGTGCGGAATCTTCACACCGTCGATCTGAAGCCCGCGAGCCGTGCCCGCATACTTGGCAACCGAACTCAGGTAGCCTTCTGCGTAGCCGGTGACTGCCTTCTGGATAGTATCGGCGTTAACCTGCCCACCGCCAAGTGCGGTAAAGACCGCCTCGCTCGGAAGGTCAGAAGTGATCGCAGCGGCATACATCGCCTGCGTGACTGCGTTCTGGATATTCAGGTCACGCCAATGATGGGTGATCTTCATTTCCTTCAGCGCCGCAGCCATTTCCGTGACACCACGCGACTGGTCTACGCGAAGCTGCTCGAACAGGTGAATGACCTGAAGGCGACCCCACGGCTTGTACTTGGGAATTTCCTTCCACTCAGGCAGCGTCAAACGACCAAACAGCGGGCCGTAATCGGCGGGGTGCCGGTTGCGGATCTGATAGGAAATAGGTGCGCCGCGACGGTTGTAACGAATACCTTCGCGCACGTCGCTCTCGTTAAGAGAAAGCGGGCCAGTGCTGAGGCGGTCGAGGTCAACAAACTGAATAGCAGTCTTGAACGGAGCGCCATCGTCGCGCACCCAGTCTGCGACAGCCAGAAATTCACCGGCCATGAGGTGAATGCCGACAGCAAGTCGCACCTGTTCAGTGAAATTGTTGATCCGTGCTGCGTCAATCCAGCAGTCAGGCGAGTCCGAGTAGAGTTCCCACTTTTCCTCGACCTCTTCCTGAAACTCCTGCTCCCACTGGTCGTCTTGACGACCAAGCACGACGCGAGAAAGTGGGCGGCTGTTAAGCAGAAAGTGCGAGCCGACGATGTTGTCTTTGTGAAGGTTCGAGCCGCCCTGAACGTAGGCGTCGTTGCGAAGAATGTCGCGCGCCCGACCGTCAATGGTTTCTTTGTGCGGTAGAAGGTCAGCATCCGCTGAACGAAGCGGAGAAGTCCAAAGCGCAATCGACGAGTCCAGTCGGTCAGCAGCTTCGAACGGACCCATGGCAAGATCGCCCGATGGCACGGCGGGGACCGTCACCGCACCATCGGGGACTTCGATGCGCGGAACGGAGGCACCGTCATCGAAAAGAAAGTCGAAGTTATCGGGGGTGCCGCTCATAGAAAGAAGGGTCTCATCGGGCCGCTGACGTTCGGGGTGCCAAGCAGCACAGCGATCTCGTCTTGCAGTTGCTTGATGTAGGCTCGGAGAGCGGCGGTATCGACGCGGCTATAACGCACCATTTCCCCATTGAAATCGCGCACTTCGCTCACACCGCGACCGATGAGGACGTTGTGCAAGGCAGACTCAGCGTCTGCTAGGCGCGTTTGGAGTTCTTGCAGCGTTGCCATATCCCGAATGGCAATCGCACAAAGTTCGACGGCTTGCAACTATTTAGTGATTCTTTACAGAAAGTCAAGTTGCAGTTGAAATTAGCCGACAACAAAGGTCTGTGCGGGTCGCACACCACGGAACTCGACACCGCTGATGTCTTCAGGTGTCGCGTCGGTCGTCCATGTCACAGTGCCAGTCCCGCTCAGTTTCACAAAGCGCACACCGGCAGGAACAGTGTAGGTGCCGGTAAAAGTGTTTGCCGTTACATCAACGGGTTCACCATCAGGCAACTGAAGAATCCCATTACCGTTCCCATCCGGCAAACCGAAACCCCGAAAAGCCACAACCTGAAGCGACATAGCACAGTTCTCCTGTAGATTTGGTGAGGGTTTATCACGCCATTAGTGAAACATCAACCGAGCAAAGAGCCAAGGTCTTCGAGCGGAATCGCCTCTTTCGAATCGCTCATCAACGCAGGCGCAGTCTCTTCGCCGCCGAACACCAACGGGTTTTCGTCCCACGGTGCCGCCCAGACAGGCGGGTTCTGCCAGTCGATGAACCGGATACGCACGTCAGGGTGGTCGCAGATCGCCACGCAGTATGCCAGCAAGTCGAAGGCTTCGTTGCGACGGCGGCTCGGGTTGATCCACCCCTTCTGCGGGTCACGGATTTCCGTGGTAAGCTGCGAATACAGCCAGTCTTGTGCCCAGCGTGGGAAGCGAACCTGCCTGCCAGTCTCGTCTCGACCGAGCATATTCGATACTTGGTCTTTTACGATATTCGAGTTCACCAGCCACACCGGAACATCGCCACGCGCAATGGCGAAGCGGTCCTTCTGCTGAGCGTTCGGATAACTGACACGCAGCGGTGCGGTTTCTGTGCGCGACGGTGAACCCTTGACCAAATGGAAGCGGTCGGACTTACCTTCGCTGCGTAGCTTGCGGTAGAAGTCGTAGGCGTTGGCCGTCACGCCGTCAGCACCGCCAGAGTCACACGCGACGATCTTCACCGCCATGCGTCGCCCCGACTGGTCGTTCAGCGGATAGGAACGCTCCATCACCTGATCGACCAGAAGTTCCCAATCCTCGGGGTGTGCGGCGGGGTCTAGTCCTTCGCGTTCTCCGACTTCGTTGAGGCGTGCTGACTTGGTGATCTTGAACATATCGACATGGTAGATGTCGAAGCCAACACCAATGCCGAAGATGTGAACGACAAAACTGGGGCGTCCGCCTGCCTGCACGTCAACGGTTGCAACAAGGAATCTGACAGGCTCGGGAACATAGGGGTCTCCATTTGCATCGTGACCGCCCCAATCTTCGGCGCGGGCCTTCAGTGTCTCGGGCAGGCGACCACCTTCAAGTGTCTTCGGTAGGTACGCTTCACCCTGATCGACGTTGACCGTGGTTCGCAGCGGCCCTTCGTCGCCGGTCGCTTCAAAATCGTTCAGCGCGTTAAGGTATTTCTTGACCAGTTCCGGCCAGTCGGTGAAGCCTGCGGCAGGCCCGAACATCCAGAACGAAGCCATGTCGCTGCGTCGCGGGGTTCCGGTGATTTCGTCCGTCTCAGGGTGCCAGACTTGACCCGACTTCACCCACTTGCCGCCGCGATTTAATTCACGCTGCTGGCTGGGTTTCATCAGACCGCCGCAATGCGGACACGCCATTTCGGTCTGCTCGGCCATTTCCATGATGTCTTTGGTTTCGAGGTTCGGCCAGACGAGCAGTTTGAATTGAGGCTGGAACGCGCTGCCGCAGTGTGGACAAGCCCAGTACCAGCGGCGGCGGTCGCCACGGTTATAGAGACTCAAGACACCCTTTGTCGGCGGCGCTTCGTGCGGGTCGTTCGCCATCCACTTGGGATCTTCAATGTCGTAGCCGGGGCTGGCTTCTGCGGCGCACATCCCGTAGCGGCGGAACGTCTGAGCGCGCTTCGCAGCCAGATCGAACGGCGAGCCTTCACCGTCCACGTCGAGCGGCATACGGTCCATGTCCATGAGCCAGAGACGTGGAATCGTCTTGCCCGACAAGTTGTTGATCGTCGGCCATGTCACCAGCAGCCGCATCCCAGACAGGAAGTGCTTATCGAACACGTTGTCGTTCTGGCGACCGGGTGTCAGGCGGCTGCGAAGTTCTGGGCTGTTGCGCAGCGCCTTCGCCAAGTCTGCCTGCGACCAGTCTCGCGCTGTGTGTTGGGCCATGTGAACGACCATCATGTCAGCCGGATCGGTGATCGCGGTGTGACAGAGCCAGTTTATCATCATGGCCGACTTGCCCGTTCGCGCGGGACCGGCGAAGGTCATGTAGCGAAAATCGAGGCTGGTCAGCACGTCCATCGGCTCGCGCAGATAAGGCGTCTTGTCGAGGCTGAACGGACCTTCGTGCTGACCGGGGTTCTTGACGATGTGATACCGCTCAGCAGCTTCCGAGACGCTGATGCGCTCAGGAGGTCGCACCGCATCGGCAGTAGCGAGAATCATTTCTTCGATGGAGTTGTAGGTAGGCATAAGGTCTCAGAGCAACCCCGAATAATAGTCGTGCCACATCGAGTCCCAGTGCTGGTGATGCCCAGCAGCACAATCACGGCACAACCTGACGCGGCGGTTCGGATCGGCAGGTGTGTCTTCGCGCCCGTGATAGTTTTCCCAGTGATACTGCGTGCGCGAGGACTCAAGTTCCACGCCTCGGACAGCGCCGCAACGCTCGCAGCCTTCGAACAAGACTTTGGATAGCGTGACCCAAAGGCTCACGACTCGCCAGTACACCTTCCAGCGGATACGGGTGAGGCGGCTCATTCCACATCACTCCCATCTTCGATACCCACGCCCACCTCGGCAATCCGAGACGGCGTGTGGCTCACCTTCGGCAACTCAACCAGTGCTTCATGCAGATCCTTCTGGAACTGGTCACACGCAGCCTGCAACTTCTGCATCTGGTCGTCAGTGATACCTTCTTCACGCATCCCCTCAGTGATGAGCGGAATGCGATCCTTTATCATCATAAATACGCGGCCCATGACTTCGAGAACCTTCTCGGTCGGCCATGCTTCGCCTGTTTCGAGCAGTGTCTTGTTGCGGATGCGCTCTGCTTCCCAGAAAACCTTGCTGATGTTCGTCGGCATATCAGCGGGGTTCAACGACCGCAGATACGTGCGAATATCCATCTTCGGCTTGACCAGATACGGAACCACCGACGCGAAGTCGTAGAGCGGTCGGTTCTGGCTGGTTCCGGCGTGACCCACTGGCGTCACCGTCCTGAGTCGGCGCTGCACAGTTTCTGCGTTGAGGCGAAGCACCTTGGCGAGAAACGAGACGCCCACTGGCATATAGAATTTCTTCTCATCGACCGCGTGGCCGCGACCAGTGGACGACATTCTGATCTGCCGCTGGCCTTCCGCTGACTGGTAGAACGCATACATATCCGCGTCCTCGACCGGCGTGTCTTCCTTCACCTCGGGATAGGTGGCTTTGACGCGGCGGCGGGGTGCGGGCGTCGGTTCATCGTCGAACAGTGCGTCGAAGTCGTCGTGTTCACTCACAAACTGTCTCGATAGTACCTAGAGAAACCAAATGTTGATGCACAAATTCGATGGTGCCGAACTCGCAGATAATCAGCCGCTCGGCTTCTTGTTCACCAACAGCCTCGACGATTTCCTCATACATCTGCGCACACTCCCAATACCTTGTGCTGCCATGCCTCGACATCGCTGCTCAGCCAGAAAGTCTTCTCGGAGTTCGGATACTTCCGCGACTTGGGGAACGTCCCCTCACCGATGCGCCGATAAATCTCAGACTTGGAAAGCCCCGTTTTCTGAATGACGGTATCCAGACGCCAGAACTCCATCGCTGCGAGTCTCCATTTTCAACATTCTGGTGATTAGGTGATTAGCGGTTGATGGTCAAGTCGCGTAAAGCGTGGGGTCGGTCACACCCGCGTCTCTGAATGCCGACTTGCGTAAGCGGCAACTATCACACTGACCGCAATGGAAGTCACCTTTTGGATTGTAGCACGACCATGTGTTCGAAAAATCCACACCATATTCGTCACCCAGTCCGACGATTTCGGCCTTTTTCAAGTTTACGAGCGGCGTTTGAATGGTCGGCTTCGAAACTGTACCCCGCTCAAGGGTGAGGTTGAATGCTTCGAAATACTGCGGTCTGCAATCTGGATAGCCTTCGTAGTCGTCGGCGTTAGCACCAACCCATATTGTAGATGCGCCTATACTATCTGCGTAGGCTGCGGCTAACGCGATCATCACAGTGTTTCTGGCAGGCACATAGGTATCCGCCAAGCCTGACGCCGCTTCTGTGCGTGGTTCCTGTGGTGATGTTTTTAGGAGTGTTGACGCTCCAAATCTGAACAGAGGGACAGGTAAGATTTGGTGAGAGGTTATCCTACCACTCTCTGCGACCCGAATAGCCGATTCAATTTCTCTTATGTGCCTCTGGCCGTAATCGAAACTTATAGCGTGAACCTCAGAGGTTTGCAGAGCAATCGCTAATGTGACAGTCGAATCTATACCGCCTGAAAGAAAAACTACCGATTTCATTTCACACTCCCTTACGTGAACAACAACTCAAAAGGATCGGGCAGTGACCCTGCTCCGTTTAACGCCTCAATTCGTTCAACCAGAACTGCGGCGCGCGTCTCACGGCTCTTTGGTTGATATGTGCCCTTCCATGCTTTGTCGATCTTGATGTTTCGAGCGACGTTTGTGCTGTCGGCGCTTGCTAAGGGTAGAACTGAGAAGATTGTCGGGTTCAACATTCGCAGTCCGTGAAGTTTGCAAATGGGTTGCCCATGATTGTCGCATATCGCGTGAATCGCGCTTGTTGCCCTAGGCAGGAACTTCCGAGGCGATGAAACATCATATTTGCCGCTCGAACCAATAGCCACGCGAGGCCAGATACGAGCGAGTCGAACTAACCTTTCGATTGACTCGTTAATGTGCCAAACAACTGCGGCTTCGTGCTTCGGAAACGGCCACTGCTCTGCCAATGTGTCATTTTCATCCTCAGAACCTTCGATGACATCGGGAACAACCGCAAAATCGAAGCCGGGATGTCTGCGCCACCGTTCCACCCACTCATAGTATTTCGGCCAATTCACCGGCTTCTCGGCCTTCCAGAATGAGAAAGCACCGTTGTCCAGCGCAAAAGATTGGCACACTTCAGCCGCCAATCCAATTTGCTGCGGATGGGCATAACTTACGAAAGCATGGCGACCCGACCATGCCCTGAGCGCACAAGTATCTGGGGTGATCGGGCCACCGTGATAGTGAATCATGTCAGTCGTGCTGCGCAGGCCAGCTTTCAGGATCAGCCAGTGCTGCACGAATATCCGACGCCATCGTAGGGTTATCAATCTCAACTGAGTCGGCATATGCATTCAATGCGACCAGTGCGTGAGGGACACGCCCCGAGTAATCAAGAACAATATAACGAGCAGTAGGGTTGCAAGGTTTCCCGTCCTTGCGAGTCACGGTGAAGCGGTCTTCGAAACCACCTTGAACAAATCGACTATCGGTCATTTTCTATCCTTTCAACATAAGCGTAGATACGCTCAAGAGGGCGCTTGACAGCCACAGCTTTACAGCCGTCGAGCGATTGCAGAACAAACTCTGCAATATCTTCGCTCCATGCCAAGTTATCTGGCAGTAGCGAGTGATCTAACGTTTTCAAAACGGCGACGAGTTCTTCTTGGAGTTCACTAGCATTGCGACCGGCCAAAAATGTAGCCTCGACCTCCCAAGTGTGGCCGTGAAGCTGGCCGGTAAACTTGTCCTTATGGGCAGCACAAAAAACTGCACCGACTACGATACGCTTAACTATTTTCATCGTACATTCCAAACCTTATGTGCCTGAATGTTCAAACGCCATTCTGGGTGTCGATGAACATACTCAAATGCCAGTTTAATGTTTCTTTGAAGGTTCGGCCCGTCCATTGGACTGAGCCACTTGAAGCGAGCATCAATCAAAGTAGCAACCATCTGAGGACTGATACCTTCTTGAGAGTAAACCAGCTTCAGTTCGTCCGCTGCTCGAACGACAATATCGGTTCCGGCTTTAGGGCTGACGCAGATCCAATCAACATCTGGTAGAGGTCGCGTGCCATTTGTCTCGACCGCGACTAAGCAACCTAACCCTCGAACGGAATCGACAAGTTGCTGATCCAATTGAAGTGCCGGTTCACCCCCAGTGAAAATCACAAGCGGTGCCGCGAAGCGCCCAATCGCATCTGTGATTTCACCCAAAGACATACGAGTACCACCGATGAAGTCGGTATCGCAAAACCGGCATATCGCAGTTTCTCGATCTGCCTCGCGACCACTCCACAAATTACACCCAGCGAAACGGACAAAAACTGCCGATGTGCCGCTGTTCGCGCCCTCACCCTGAACGCTATGGAAAATTTCTTTGACTGTATAAGCCAAGGGGTCCGCTCCTTTTCAACATTCTGGTGATTAGGTGATTAGCGGTTGATGGTCAAGTGCCTCGCTGATACGCTGCGACCTGTCCAACAACATAGGAGGCGGCTGATGATCTATCCCCGTAACGCTCGGTGAGGGAACCCAATCTGCCGCCGCCAATCCGAATATGATCGCCCTGCTGCCGAGTCACGCGCAGCAGGGCGTTTCACTTTCTGGTTGACTGGTTTCCGAATCGGCTATATCTGTCGCCTTGTAACCAGCCCCGCAGGCCCACAGCAGCCCTCCCTCTGCTAGTGTGCCACCTCGGAACCCCCAGCTTGAGGCGCAAGTCTCGCTGGGGGTTTTTCTTTGTATAGGGTATAGAGGCTGCGGATTGCACTGCAAAGGCTTGATGCAGTTTCATCGGGAGTGGTGCGGAAACGAGCGGGCGGGCTGAATTAACAGTCTTAGCAGGTCCGTGACGAACCACCGCTCTCGACCGATAACAGCGGCACAGGTGTAAGGCGGAAATAGCGCCATTATCCCTCGGGAGCCGAAGCCTTTCTCGTCGTGGGTAAACGAGACTCAGTGTTACTGTTATTGGGAGTGACGGTTTTGCGTTGCCGAGTCTGGTCAAAGGCTGAACGCGAAAGAGTAAGCGCAAGACGTGCTAGTTCCGTTCAGTGGCGCACGAAAGCCAATACTGAGGGGACCGTGGGTTCGAATCCCTACCGCTAATCGTCACTCCCACATCCCTTCAATCCGCCACTCATCCAATCGGTCGGCCCACCACTGAAGCATTGTCTTCCGTTGGTCGAGATACAGCGCGGAATTGTAAGCGCCGCGCACCGAATCATCCGAATGCGCCAGCGCCATTTCGATCCAGTCGCGGTCGAACCCCTGCTCATTTAGCACGGTGCTGAACAGCCCGCGAAAGCCGTGGACGGTCTGCTTGCCGCGCCAGCCCAAATCATACAGCGCATAGATCAGCGCATTGGCATTGATCGTCGGTCGCCTCGGGCCGGAAAACAGATACTCGCCGCGACGGTGGGCCTTCAGTTCCTCCAACGCCGCCAGAGCCTGCTTGGACAGCGGAACCCGATGCTCACGGTGCATCTTCATGCGCTCAGCCGGAATCACCCAAACGCCGTCACGGATCTCTGACCAGCGCGCCTCCCGTGTCTCAGTGGTGCGGGCTGCTGTGAGGATCGTCCACTTCAACGCCAGCCTGACGACCGGAAACTGATACCTGTCAATGGCGCGCAGCAGCGCCGGAACATCCGTCACGTCCACCTTCGCCATATGCTCGACCCTTGGCCGTGGTCGCATTGCCGCACCGACTCGCGCTGCCGGATCTGTGTCGCAGTAGCCCATCGCAATCCCGTAGCCGAAAATCTCCGACACCTTCTGCCTGAGCCGCCGCGACACGTCCAAGGCACCGCGCTCCTCGACCTTGCGTATCATGGCGATCACATCGACAGGCTTGATCTGGTCGAGCCGCATCGCGCCTATTTCTGGCAACGCGTCCTGCTCGATGCGACGCTTCACGATGTCTATGTGTCGCGCCACCTTCCCTGTCTCCCAGACCTTCAGATGCTCGCGGAACAGTTCTTCGAAGGTGATGGTGCGCTGGGGTGTTGGCTGCTCGCCCATGCGGCGCTTCGCTCGACCGGCGAACACCGCGTCCCTCGCGTCCTTCAGGTTGATCTCGGGGAAAGAACCGAGCGACACCGTTTTTGTCTTACCGGCGTCCTTGAAGATCCACTGCCAGTATTTCGAGCCGTTCGGCATGACCAGCAGCGACAGTCCCGCGCCATCCGCCAGTCGGTAAGATTTATCGCGCGGCTGCGCAGCCCTCACATCATCGGTTTTCAGCTTCATCTGTTCTCCCTCAGTTGTAACGAAGGATTCCAGATTTACAGCCCTATTACAACTCCCACTGGGACGCACTGGGACGCTCTAAGAAGAAAACCCAGCAGTTTCAAAGCTGCTGGGTCTCCGTGGGACTATGGATGGTAGCGGGAGAGGGATTGAAATGATGTTGTTTTTATTAGATTGATTGGCCCAAACTCGCAAAGTTACAACCTTACCAGCGGCCCAGCCACCAAACGATTCGCGCCAACCATTCCCAGCGCAGCAACAGGGCCGCGACATTCTGACCGCGCTTATCCCTATCGCCCTGCATCCGCGCGATCTCGGCGGCGCGATAAGTCCAATCGCCAGCGCGCTCCGCAGCAATAATTTCCGCGCCATGCCCTGCAAAGTCGATGGCCTCGATCTTGCGGCTGAAGCTGTCCACCGCCGCCATCACCAACGCCTGCGCAAACAGTCCCAACGCCAAAGGTTCGGGCGCAACAAAAACGAAGGGTAGGCCCGCCGCGATTGCCAGCAGCTTGTGCAGCCGAAACTCGCCCTTTTCCTGAATGTGCGCAAAGGCCGTGTTGCTGCCACCCGGATTGATCGGCCCAGCGGGCTTTACAATCCGCATAGCGTTATGCTCGGCATGGTTCCCCGCCACCGTGGGCGGGAACACGAATAGCAGCAACCATAGGGC